AATGGAACCACAAACGAAGACGGTAACACTTACGTCTACATGGCCTTTGCAGAAAACCCCTTCGGCGGCGACGGTGTAGCGCCAGCGACAGCAAGATAGGAGAAGACAATGTGGAAATACGGAAACAAAACCATTCGCGAGAACAAGGCGTGGACCGACGATAACGAAATTACGCATCCCAGAAACTGGCCCATCTGGTCCGCCGCAGAAAAAGAAGCTGCGGGTCTGATTGAGGTTATTCCAGACAGTCCGCCGGACAGTCGGCTGTATCATTGGGGATACGACAGCGACGGCGTAAAAATTGTTAAAACGGCTAAAAGCATGACTGACATCAACGTGGTCGATGATAACGGCGACCCGGTGCTGGACCAAAACGGCGTGCAGCTTGTCACCCTTGGTGTCAGGTCAGAGCTAAAGGCAGAAGTTAAACAGCAGCAGGGGTCTCTGCTGTCGCAGACCGATTGGTCCGTTGTCCGTAAGTCTGAAAAAACCACAGCCATCCCCAGCAACATCTCAACGTGGCGTGATGCGATCCGCGCCAAGGCTACGGCGATGGAAGATGCCATTGACGGCGCTGCTAACACGGAGGCTGTCGCTGCGTTGTTCTTGTCGTACACACTGGAGGATGACGGCAGCACCACGAAGTCCGGTATTCTCTATGACTGGCCTGAGATCGGCTAATGTTGCGCGCCCTCGCCATCGCGGTGTGCCTCATCGCAACGCCTGTTGCTGCGCAGCAGGGGTTCGTGTGCGTCGAGACCGACGACGACATGCAGGAGCAGATGGCGCAGCACAGTGAGATGCTGCAATTTGTCGGCGTCAATAAACTCGGGCAGATCTTTTTCGTGTACTCTGGGCTGTCGACATTCACGGTGTGGTTTGTGCGTTCGGACGGCGCAATCTGTACTGGCCTGATGTATCTCGGCGACGTTCTTAAAACAGGACATCCGGCATGAACGACGAAATGAAAACTGGCCTCGACCTAGCGGCGGTTGCTGGCGGAATTGGGTCGTGGTTTGCGCTCATCCCTGACGTGGCGGCAATACTGTCGATCATCTGGCTTGCGCTACGCATCTGGGAGACTGAGACCGTCAAGCGCTGGACGCGGCGCGACTAGTGGACGGCGCAATCGACATCAGACTTTTGATTACGATTGGCGGCATCTTGTTCAGCGTGGCCGGGGCAGCGGCTGTAGGTAAGATGTCAATCCGGGTAATCCAAGAAACTCTGCGAGACCTAGAAGCTAGAGTTCGCAAGATCGATCAGCGCATCGATCACCTAGACAATGGCGAAGCGGTAGTCAAACAGCGGCTCGACATCCTCGCTAAGATGAACGCGCCTGATGTGTTGGAGCGCCGAAATCGAGAGGTAGCCATCATGCTTTCCGACATTGCTTACCTGAAAGACGAGGCATCGCGGATGCACAAAATCCACAATGGCGCACACCCGCCTGTGGCATCTGAAAGGACAGCAACATGATCGGTTTCATGCATGCCTAATCCGAGCATCTCAAATCAGGAAGCTGAAAAGCGTATCGCAGCGGTGGAGGAGAAGCTAAAGCGGGGCCACCCCGGACCCGGTGTCGCTTCCCGCCGGGGCGTCTTTGGCGCGATACGGACGGCGGCGGCGGGATCGGGTGTGTCGTCTGGCGGCTCGACCAGTTGGTACAATTGCGCCGTCGAGGTGTTGGGCCGCGAGGCCGATTGGAGCGTTTACGTTCCACCTGAACCTGTCGGGCGGGCGGCGTTCAACGCGGGGGCCGAGGACGGGTACAACGTCAAGGGGCGCTCCACTTACTACAGCCCAGACGGCTCCATCAAAGGTGAATGGGTCAAAACCACTCGAGACCAAGAGCGTCAGGAGGAGATGCTCCGCGAGGCCGTACAGGCCATGACGGACAGGCTCCCGCGCATCAAGCCGACGGCTGGACCAAAATCTGCCCGCTCAGACCTGATGGCCTGCTACCCCGTGTCGGACCACCATTTGGGGATGCTGTCGTGGCATGAGGAGACCGGAGGCAACTGGGATTTAGAGATTGCCGAGACCACTCTGTCCAATGCGATGGCGCATCTCGTCGAGTCCGTCCCATCGTGTGAGCGCGCCACCATCATCCTGTTGGGCGACCTGCTGCACTACGACAGCTTCGAGGCCGTCACCCCGAAGAACCGTAATTTGCTTGACGCTGATGGTCGCTACCCGCAGATGGTCCGCGCCGCAATCCGCGTCGTGCGTCGGATGGTTCAGGCTGCCCTCAAGCGCCACGGATCAGTTCACCTGATTGTAGAATCAGGTAACCACGATCCGTCGTCCAGCATATTCTTAATGGAATCCCTCTCCAACATCTACGAGAACGAGGACCGCCTGACCGTGGATACGTCCCCGTCGAAATTCCACTATTTCACGTTTGGCAAGTGCTTGGTTGGCATCCACCACGGCGATGGTGCCAAGCCTGCGGACCTTCCGCTTATCATGGCGGTGGATCGTGCGCAGGAATGGGGTGAGGCTGAGTTCCGATACATCTGGACCGGACACATCCACAGTGATAATGTCAAGGACTTCCGGGGCGTTCGGTGGGAGTCGTTCCGCATCCTTGCCCCGCCCGACGCATGGGCTGCGGGCAAAGGGTATCGTTCGAGGCAGGATATGAAGGCCATCGTGCTGCATGAAGAGTTCGGCGAAGTTGCCCGTCACATCGTCAACCCGGCGATGCTCACATAACACGCGATTTGGATTGAATTATGCCATTTACAAAACTCCAATTCGACCCGGGGGTCAACACTGAAACCACCGCTTACTCCAACGAGGGCGGATGGAATGACTCGGACAAGGTACGTTTCCGTTTTGGCTTCCCCGAGAAGATAGGCGGCTGGGTAAAGTACAGCGACGACACACTCGTTGGGACGCCACGGTCGCTCTTTGCATGGCGATCACTAGACAATGCCGAACTTTTAGGTGTTGGAACGAACAAGAAGTTTTACGTCGAAGTCGGGGGCGACTATAACGACATCACCCCGCTTCGTGCGACCACGACCGGTGCGGCCACGTTTGCAGCGGTGAACGGCTCCTCTACTGTTACGGTGACGGACTCAACCCACGGTGCCCTTCCGGGCGATTACGTGACCTTCAGTGGGGCGGCAAGCCTTGGTGGCACGGTGACGGCAGCGGTGCTTAATCTGGAATACGAGGTACAGACGGTGCCTTCGGTCAACACCTACACTATCACGGTGGCTGCGACTGCGAACGGTTCAGACACGGGTAACGGCGGTGGTTCGGTGGTGGCCGCCTATCAAATAAACGTTGGTCTGGACACCGTGGTCCCCGGCACGGGTTGGGGTGCAGGGACTTATGGCCGCATCACGTGGGGCTCTGCGGCTACGGTAGTAGCGGGCGGTGGTTCCATACGCATCTGGAAGCAGGACAACTTTGGCGAAGACCTTGTTTTCAACATCCGGGATGGAGAGATTTACTACTGGGACTACACGGGTGGGCTTACGAGCAGGGGGGTCACGCTATCCAGTCTGGGTTCCTCCGCGCCAACCGTGGCACGTCAGGTTCTTGTTTCGGACCGAGACCGGCACGTCATTGCTTTTGGCTGTAACGCGCAGGGGAGCTCCACTCAGGACAAGCTGCTGATCCGGTTTAGCGATCAGGAAAACGCGACGGATTGGGCTGCGACGGCTGAAAACACCGCCGGAGACTTGGTTATTGGCAGCGGGACGGAGATCGTTCAGGTGGTTGAGACACGCCGTGAGATGGTCATCCTCACGGACACTTCGGTGTATTCTATGCAGTTTATTGGCGCACCGTTTACATACGGACTTACGCAAATCAGCGCTAACACGACCAGTATGGGGCCTAATGCCGCCGTTGCGGTGGGGGACGCGGTGTTTTGGATTGGCGGTAATCAGTTCTACCTGTACGACGGTCAAGTTAAGCCGCTGCCTTGCACGGTCCGAGATACGGTGTTCAACGACTTTAATTTCTTGCAGGCCGAGAAGACCTTTGCTTCCGTAAACACGTCTTTTGGTGAAGTTACGTGGTATTATCCTTCTGCAAGCTCCGACGACAACGACAAATACGTCACCTTCAACTACGAGCAGAACGTCTGGTATTATGGTTCCTTGGGCCGTTCGTGCTGGCTGGATCGTGGATTGAAAGAGTACCCGGTGGCGGGCGCAACCAACGGCTACCTTTACAACCACGAACTGGGCACGGATGACGACGGTTCGGCGTTAACGGCTTACATAGAGTCTAGCCCGGTGGACATTGGTGAGGGCGACAGCTTCGTGTTTGCGCGGCGGTTGATCCCGGACATCAGTTTTTCCAATTCGGCGGCCACCGCGACCCCGACGGCTACCTTTACCATCAAAACGGAGCGTTTCCCCGGTACGGGATACACCAAATCGGTGGCCGCGACGGTGGCGCAGTCTGCCACCCAAAACAACATCCGGGCCCGGGGCAGGGCCTTTGGTCTGCGCGTCGAGAGCGACGGTTTGGGCGTAGCTTGGAGGCTGGGTTCCCCGCGGCTTGATATACGCCCGGACGGGGGACAGTAATGTCTCGCGAGCTTGTACCACCCCGTTTTGCGGTTCCCCCGGAGACCTATAGCGTCACCTATTTCTCGGACATGGTGCGTTCTTTAACGTCCTACGTCGTCCAGATGCAGCAGCCGGGCCAGATGCGGGCAACTACAGGTACCTATACAGCGCTCTCGACAAACGATGTGGGTCTGGAGCAGGGTGCTTTGTTTCAAGTAGGTGGTTTTGTTAAGGTTTCACTTCTTTATGCCCCGCATGTGGCGGGTTCAAGTGCCACGGCAACGGTTGGTACCGTTACGGTGTCTACACCATAGGTGTTAAATGTCTGGTTCTGATGTAATTGTAATGGGTGACGGCTCACGTTGGAGCCCTTCTACGTCTCGCGAAGCGGTGAAATGCGCTTCTTGTGATAACCTAGTGGATGCGCCGGAGGAAATTCTCAGCTATCCTAGCGGAAATTGTCCGTCTTGCGGTAATGCGTGGACTGGCAGCGAAGAAAAAAGTATATTCATACAAGTAACAGTGCCCGAAGCATTGGGCGGCGGAGCAGGATAATGTCAAAAACGGCCCTTTTACGAGCAGACGCAGAATTTGAGGAAGAAATTCCGGACGGCGGTATTGCCGGTTTTGTGATGTCTGACGCCGAGTTTGAAGAACTCGCTCGTCAGGAAGCGGCCAACAGTTTTGGCACCTCCGGCATTGCAGAGTTTCAAGAGGTCTCCCGGCGCATGGCTCAGTATGGCCGCGGCGGCGACCGTTTTGTAGCGCACATGGCTCCCGGCGAACTGGTTGTTCCCGCCCCTTTGATTGAGCGGAGCCCAGAGCTTCGGGAATCCATCTTTTCCCATCTTCGAGAGATGGGTATTGAAGACCCCGAGCAGTATGTCGTCGGTTCTACGGCGAACTCCATCAACCCTGAAACGGGCCTTATGGAGTTTGGGTTCTTTTCCAGTGCTTTCAAAGCCGTAAAAAGCGTCGTCAAAAAGGCGGCACCTATTGTTCTGCCTATTGTTCTTGCAGCCACGCCATTGGGCCCCGTATTCGGTGCGGCTTTGGGTTCCGGCATCGCCAGCTTCATTAGCGGCGGCGACATGGGCGACGCCTTGAAGGCGGCGGCTATTTCCGCTGGCGTTGGCGCTGTTACGGCAGG